GTCATACACTTCAGGCACATGGAGTGCGACACCGGAAGCGCGAACGACAATGTTGTTAAATTCTGGTGGTACGATCAAGAATCGGCCTTGATCTGGTACGCTAGATTTGCTGTTTGCCTCTGCTTTATCAAGCTTCTCTCGAAGATCTGCGACTTTCTCAAGAAGGTTTGAGGTTGTAATTTGCAGCGCGGTATTTGCCTCAATTGTGTATGTTGCGCCGCCTGCGATTGCACCACCTGTGTAGGCTGATGTAGTGTCATCCAAATCATCCTCAATCACAATTGCAGTGTTTGAGGATCGAGATTTGACTCTGTACCATTTTGTATGCCCTGACGCTTTAAACCCTCGGCCTACCATTGCTGCGGTAAAGGTTGTGCTAGAGCCAGTAACATTACCGTCGGCATCAACAGTAACTGTTCCAGTTGTGTAATCTGTTCCGACTCTGTTGCCTGCTGCGACATCGCCGTACAGACCAAATGCAAAGGTGTCCATGTTTTTGTTTCTCTCATCTGCTTTCTGTGCAACAACGGTTGCGTGTGGGTCTCTAATGTATGACCTCCAATTATCAATTGTCTTTTCTCTCCAGTAAAATGATTTCCACTGGTCAATTATTAAGATAGAATTGTTTTCAAGGAGTGAATCTGCTGAGAGATCGTTGCCGTTGTAGGTTTTTTCAGAAATTCTATCAATGTTGAGGATGTTTAATTTTGAACCGACTTCGTTTATCTCGCCTTGGTAATCGCGGTTTACGATTTCATCTAAAAGTGATCTATCGTACACCTCTTTTAGAAGTCTTTGTGAAAATCCTTGTGCTAATGTTGTTGCTCTTGCTGATCCCATATTGGTAAAAAAATAAATCTTGTGTAATTTATTTCTTACCAGTTCCTTACGGAGTTAGGAAGTTTTTATTACATATTCATCATAAAGCATGAAATTATGAGGTGTCAATACATCAGTTTTTTGGCTACTAGCCTCATTACTTGACAAATGTAAAGAGCAAATAGTACAGTTGATACACATGGCATTCACAGTAAAAGAAAAAAAGAACATGAGCCGGTTATACTTTGAAGAAAAGTACTCGTATGCTGCAATTGCCCGGATTTACAACACCACAAGGCAACGAGTCCATCAAATTGTTACCGGTTATGATAGTTCAGCACATCATGACTTCTCTTTTTCTAATGTCTACATTAAAATAGATCGCTGTACTACCTGTCTTGCTGAGTCGCCGACTGATATACATCACCTTGATCGAAACCCAGGCAACAATAAACCAAATAACCTCATAGCGCTTTGCAAGGAGTGTCACCAGAAAATGCACAAGGGGAAAAAGAAGGTCAAGCGGCTTGACTAGTTATTCATTAGCAATTAAACCGGCATTAAGTCTTTTACGGTATTCTTTCCAATTTGTTTTCATTAATAGCCTACCCTCTTCAACCGTTAATTTGTTTGTTTTAGGCTTTGGCCGATCATTGCTGCCGCCGGTTCCTGTTTCAAACATTTTACCTTTATTCTTCTTTACGCTCTTTGCCTCATTATGAAGAAACGCACTAATTAAAATACTAAAATCTGTTCCAACGAGCTTCTTGTCACTAGCAAATTGCTTGAACTTCTCCTCTTTCCCCTCAAGCTCTGGAAACTCTGTAAGATTTTTCGGATCATCGACAAACTTCTCAACGCGATCCCCCCACTCATCAATCTTTCGCTGTTCAAGAGAGGCTTTATTAATTGTTTCACGAAATCGTTTATTGATTAACCGGTCTTTAAGAAGCAAGCGCTCTGTATCTGTTGCATCCTCCCAATTAGGATATTCTTGGCGTAATTCCTCCTCTGTTGGCTCAGGCAGGTTATTAGCCTCCTCTATTGCCTTATTCATGACAACATTGTTTTTATAGAGGCGTTGGGCTTCGCGTGTAGATTCTGCGTGGCGTTCTTTATAGTCTACTTCTTTTTGGGGCTTTTGCTCTGGTTCCTCTTCTGCATCCTCTTCGAGGTCGTCCCCTTCGTCATCCTCCTCTTGAGTGTCGTCTGGCTGATCGTCTTCTGTAATCTCTTCATCGTCTTCATCCTCTGGTGGTGGGGTTTCTGCAGCTTCTTCTTTTTCAAGCTTCTCAAGCTCTTCTTGAGACTTTTTTATCCCTTCTTCTAATTCTTCAGGTGTTGGCTTCTTGTGATCTGTCATAATACCAGTCCTTTACAGGGTTAGGTTTGGAATAATGCTAATTAGCCTTGCTCCTCATCTTCTCCATCATCCTCAGTATACGGATGCTCTACTAATGCTGATTTCTCCTCTACATTTTCCGGCTCGGCCGGTTTTTCTTGTGGTACCTCATCAAACACGCTCGCAAACTTTTCGCGTGATGATCTGCCAACATATGACTTTCTGGCTCGTAAAAATGCTTTATCGTGGTCTGTTAATTCGACAAGATCCTTTGCAAGAATGCGCTTGAGGGTTTCCGTAACCTGTGGATCTAATGTATTACGTGTTTGGTCATCCATAATTTAGAGTATGAACAATAAAACTATGTGTTGTCAAGTTTTTAAATTACTAACTGCATCTTCTAAGGCTTTTCGTGCCTGCTCTGCGCCTGAAAGCATAGCATCAAGTAGCATAAGATTACTTAATCGCGCCTTTAATAACACTGCTTTTCTATTGGGGCGTTGAAAAAAGAGCCAGGCAGTCTCTGTTTCTGGTGTTTTTATTAATTCATCCTCAACGGCATGGCGCATTTGCCGAATGTAATCTTTAATCTTTTCAGGGGTAAGAGTTGTCTTTTGGACAGCATCAAGCATTGTATAGAGCGTTTCGCGCTCTTCTGCGGTCATATTGTCAAAGCTGACACCATTAGTATTAATCCCAAATGCTTTAATCACTTCATCCATATACTATTATTGTACCTTACCTGGTATTTGCACCGGCTGAGGCGGTTGTACCGGCTGTTGGCCTTCCCCTGGTGGCAAGCCTGGCATATCAACCCCATTACCAACCATGCTTAATAATGCCTCACGCTTTTGCTGTTCAAACTCCATAATCTCATTTGTCTCATCAGGGTTTGCACCTGCAAATTCAACAATCTTACGCTTGTAGATCTCATCTACCTTTGGATTATCAGGCATTGCCATCTTAACAGCATTCCATTTCTGCAAGCTCTCAGTGCTTTGGGCATCTTTCTCATCCCGGCTCCACACCTTACACCTGTACCCTTGCTCAGTCATCCAATCATGCGGCATAATCTCACGGCCATAAATGTTATCTGTGTTCTTCCCCTTCTTATACACCTTTACCGCATCCAACTTATCATGGGATGCCTCAATCAGTTTGATAAAGGTTTCGCCGCGTTCCTTCCATACTTGCGTATAGAACTTACTCATACCCTTGATACGCTCTTTTGCCTCACCAAGCATCAATTGGACTTCCCCAAGCGTGACCGTTCGTTGGTTCTCCATGCCTTGCTGCTGTGAACTAGCACCAGTTGCGCGCTCTGCCATCTCCAACACAAACCGCATCTCATCAATGGAATCTGACAAATCAGGAATATCAACTTTCTCTAAAATGTCTGAAGGCTTCCCAGGCATCCCATACCAACCAAACGGCATTGGCTGGAAGGTTTGCGGATTAAAACCCTCTTTGGTTGCATCATAGTAATGCATTCCAAACGAGCGGAGCGTCCGATTCTCAACCAGTTGGGAGTACCAGGCATTTAACACCTTATTAGCAGTTCGCAAGATGTCTGCGATGCCATCACTCCAAAAGTCCTGTCGTTCGATATCATCAGCCCATGTATTGTAAGGATAGTGATAGCGCCACCAGTTATCTTTACAATTTTTGTTCGGGTCAATAATCTCTTCAAGTGGCTTTTTCATTAACACCTTCATATCATCAGCCATTACAAAGAGCCAAATTTGCTCATAGTGATCGCCTTTTTCCTTGTGGAATACAAATTGCAACGATAATTCAACATACGTTTCGCCTAAAATTGGTGAATCAACGTCTTGCAAACCCATATCAGCCATACGCCGGTTCTTTTCAGTGAGCATTTTCTGGTTCTCCTGAAGCTTGATAAGCCCCATTTCCGTTGCGTAAAACTGCTTCAGCTCGCGTACTTTCGTCTGGTCGTAATCTTTATTCATCTCAAGAACAGATAGTGGGACAAAAATATGTGAGTGGTCAAGAAATCTTGATGAATTGATATTGGTTGGATCATTCACTCTTGCAACGAGGATGTCTTGCGGATCTTGAACGGTCATTGATACTTTGCCATCTATAATCTGCCACTGGTCAAAGCTTCGGCCGAAATGAAACACTTGCTTCTTATCAACGATATCTTGAATCTCAAACTTATTATGCTCTCCGGTATACTTCCAGTACTCGTTTTTAAAGATCTCAGCCTCTTTATCGTTATCAAGGTTTTCAAAATACAAAACCGGCATATCATCAACATCTTTCAGAAGCGACTTGATATGTGTCTTCATCAGAGGCAAATTAACTGACTGGCGTTGTGTAAGGCGATTTGTAACAACCTTATCACGGGAGAGGGTGTAGTTCTCAAGCCAGTCCTCTTGTCGGCGCTCCCGGTACATGTAGCCATCGCGCTTATTGTGAACAAGCATTTCTGCATCTGGGTCAAGAATCTCTGCTAGAAGCTCTGTATCGGCCATATGCAAAGCGTAACAAAAAAAACTATGGGAATGCAAGAGTATACATTGTTTTTATGACTATTTCGTTTTTACTATCAACATAAATATACAAGCAATTGTCAATCTTTGCCTTATTACTATCAACAAATTCAGCATCAAACCAAAACTTATCTTTACTCACATACTTCCAGAGCTTACGCTCGCGCGCTCGTTGTAATGCATGTTTGGTAAATCGAATTTTCCTCATGCTAATGTTCCTTCAATAAATGGCAGCACACCACCCACGTCATTGTTTTGCTTAAACTTATGCGTATTCTGGAAACTATCCATACCATATCTAATCGCATCCATTGTATGATTAAGAAAATCCTGTGGCTCATTAACTATTTTTCCCTCCTTGTCGGTAATCCAGAGATAATTCCGATATTCTTTTAAAATATTTGTTGAGCGTTTCGTCACGAAAATCTTTTGCTGCTGCACATTCTGTATACCCTGCAAAACACTTCCCTGTCCCTTGACAGAGGCAACAATATTCAGGCCATACCCTGCAATTTCATCAATCGACTTAGGCTCTGCTGAATCAGCAATGATTAACGCTTTTGGTAAATTCATTAAGACATCAGCAATATTTTTATTGCTCAATCGTTTCAAATATGTTACTTCATCAAAAATATAAGCACCGTTATAGTAATAAATAGCAACAATCGCTGTCGGATCATTAGAATAGCCAAAATCCAAACCATAGCGCTCAAGCCGCGCCTCTTCCGGTATTGCATCCATCATACCCCAATCTCTATATATCCTACCCTCAAGCGTTCCGAGTTGCCCTAAACCATAGACTAGCCACCACTGCTTATTATTTTTATGTGATTCAATTTCGTCAATAGTTACTTTGTCTAGCGCCTCATTGTCTTTATAAGTAAGCGTTATAAAATCAATATCATCTCTATGCGGAAGCATTTCTGTATAAAACCAGAACTCATTTGTTGGATTCCAATCAAGCCAAACGATTTCTCTTGTCCGGGTAATAAGCTGATCTACTATATTGTATGGCATATTGTTAACCTCGTTTCCAAATAACACATCACGTCTTGAGCCATGCGCCTTGCTGTATGTATCAAAACTTGAAAACTCTAGCTTATTGCCAGTTTCAAACGTGTAGAAATGATCTGTTTTGTTCATCTGTGCATCTTTCCAATATCCCCTGTCTTTCATAATCATCTCAAAATCAAGCATTGCACCTTTTTTTAAATGCGGGAAAGACTCAGAGGTAACCGTTGCAAGCTTTTGTCTCTTCTGTATTGTTTGACAATAATCAATCAGCCAGACAAGAATTGAAATGGTTTTTGATGCAGATGTACCACCGGCAACCGCCCGAATTCTTTTTGTCAATTCAAAAATCCGTTTCGTTGCGGTTGTATCCTCAATGGTAAAACTTTTATTTAATTGATTTTCCTCCATAAATCGGTTGCGGTAACTTATCGCCTTTGGTTGTATGATCTAGTCTATCAATAATTCGTGCTTTTAACTTGTTATACTCTCGAATGCCGGCGATTTTACTTGACAAGTCATAGCTTTGACTAATAACAAACTGCAACTGCTTGTCAACAAATGCATCATTTAAACCACCACTCTCTAACAACTCATTTATTCGAGTAATAATCTTAGGATTTCTCAGAAGGTCAGAAGCTGCCGACATGGCATTCTTATAATCACTTACTTTCTCCCTATCAAGGCCATATGCTTGAATATATGACTGAGTGCCGTTTGCGAAAAACTCTTTATCAGATGCATAGTACTGACAAAATAGCTCCTGCTTTTGTGTTAATTTCTCCTCAGATGATTCATTCTGCAACGCTTCAAGCTTTTTAATTGCCTCGTAAAAATTGGGGCGCGCTAATTGATCTGTAACATTACCTTGCTCATCTTTCTTTCTCTTCGTTGCCCATGCCCACACTGATTGTTCATCAGTGCCGATCCTTCGCGCAAAGCCCTCAATGGTTGGTTTCTTCCCTTGCTTTTTGTAGATCTCGATATATTTCTCAACTTCTGCGGTGAATTCTCGCGAGAATTTAATAGGTTGTTGTGTGTCCATAACTTCACCAGTCTTACCTTGTAAGGTTAGGTAATTTAATACTAACAGACGTGTTTATGAGAATGCAAATTGCCCCCTTGACAAATGCGAACCGTTCGTATATCATAGATATGTAATGATAAAACAGAAAGGAGGTGAATGAACTATGACAGAAGGAAAACACATAAATTGCGAGGGTTACGAGTGCGGTATGCCGCTCGGTTTTTATCAAGCCTATGAGATTGAGTACATGAAGGGCTTGGGCTTGCCAATACTTTGTATCGGATGCACTCACGCACATTTAGAAGCCAACGAGAGAGATAGAGTTGAGTTATCAGCTTAAGCCTTGCCTACTCCTTCCATTGTCCGCAAGGCATGGAGGGAGAAGAGAAGATTTAACGGAGAGGGGGTGAAATAACTATGGCAAATAAATTCTTTACAATAAATATAGAAGCAACAGTTACTGCGAATTCGGAAGAAGAAGCACGAAGATACTTAATAAATCTTGCATTAAAAGATAAAAAAATTTCAAGCGCTGGCATGACTAATGATGACCTAGATAAAGATTTGGGAATAACCTCTCAGCCTTGGAAAAAATAAATCTTAACATGAACAAAAACGATCTTATTAAGAAAGCCATGTCAGAGCTTGGCAAACGTTCGGCGAAAAAACGAGATCGACAGTACTACGTTGATCTTGCGAATAAAGGATGGGCAAAAAGGAGAAAGAAAAAGGAGTCTACTTCTTAATCATAGTAGCTCTTATATTATCCTCTTTTCGCATCTCCTCCTCTGTTAGCACAGCGCGCACAATAAAAGCGTTCTTAACACCCTGCACTTTCTCAACAATAATAACTTCCGGCAGGAAGCCGAATTGTTTATGTAAATTGATAAATTGAAACTGCTTTCCCTGTTTGTCTTTCAACTTAAACGCTGGTGTTGTTTTGACTCGTAACTCATCACTCATTAATAATTCACCCCCCGAAGCATCACATATGATGTGTTTTTAACCGGTACTGCCGATTTTCTGATATAGCCTTTTTTTAACAAGGCGTTAATTGCGTTATCTGTTGTAAAGAATTTTACCCCATCATTAGTCATTCTTTTGATAATTTCTTGTTTGGGTACAGTCGTTTTTTTCTGCTTTACCCAATCAGTAACAAACAGCATAATGTTTTTTTGCAAGTCATTTATCTCAGCATTCATAGTATCACCTCCTCCCTTTATGAGTTAACTTCTTTGACGCCAATTTCAACATACGTATACTCAGGATACCGGTATAGAAATAGTTTCTTTTTCATCCGGTACACAGGCGTTTGCATACCCTTAACATCCTCAACGTAGGTTATGCCATCTTTTGCCCAATACTGAAAATCTGCTCTATATGAAATGCCTTTGTGGATTGTGCCGAATTTATCAGTAAATGGATCAAGAAGAATATAGGAGGGCTGTAGCACTAAATCAAAAATAACACCGGCCTTAAGCAGTCCTCGAAGATGAATATAACGGTTGCGCTCTGCAATGCTGTCAAACAGGATTTCTTGTCCTGTCACAGGATCAGTAAATAAGCGGTCTTGCTTTGCACCAACATGGTATTTACCACCCTCACGCTCATCCTCATGCGTATCAAAGGCATCAGCGCCGAATACTTTTTTAT